GAACATTCTCACCTAAGAACTCAGAGAAGTTTTCAGCTATCTTAAGTTCATGCGTATTCATTTCTGAAATGCGTTCAATCAATTTATCAAACATGAAGGGATTGGACTTATTCCCCACAATTACTTTAACAAACTTGTTTGCACATCTATTTATATCGAAATCATTATAGTCTTGAGTAGTATCATCATAATAGATCTTCTCAAATAATGTAAGTGGATTACGAACTGCAGTGATTTCCTGTGTATCAGTATCTAATACGTGGAAATATTTAGCATCCCCTGCGTCAGCCCAAGTGAATTCCAATTGACACCCTAAGTATCTAATGTTCTCCTGTTGAGATGATGCATGGTAATGGCCAGATAAAACCTGATCATAATGCTTAAATGGTGCTTTACTCATACCGCTTCCCGCGGGTTGTTTAATACCCCTCATCATTTCAAAGTTAGCTAGCTCTAAGTGAGCCATGAGTATACCTTTATTCTTCCTTATGAATTCCATTGAATGCTGGTGGTTCTCAGGATTAATCCATGGCATTAGGTTTATATCCAATCCATCATAGTTAACCGTGGTTGGTTTCATAATGATATTGATATTAGTTGTATAGAATCCTAACAACTCTTTAAGAGAGCATAGATCATTTGTGTTCTTATGGAATACATCGTGGTTGCCTGGAATAATATCCATGGTCATACCAAGTTGCTTCATAGGTTCTAAGAAATGTCTACGGTTAGCATGTAACGCTTTAAAGTTTACAAACTTACGATGGTCATAGTAATCCCCTAAGTGAATTATCTTCTGTATACCATTCTCAGCACAATAAGGAAAGAATACTTCATTATAGAATTTCCCTTGATAGTCTATGAATATTTGTGAAGAGTTTCTTACACCGCAGTGCGTATCATTAAGTAGTGCTATTTTCATTTTGCTTTCCGCAGTGTGGACAATATAATTTCTTTGGAACCCATTGATGTTCCATAGTGGCGATGCTCCAATAGGAAGAACAGAACTGACACGTGAAATGCCAGATCGTTTCCCTATCTACCTTCACTTCCTAAGCTTCTTATTAAGCTTAATCACTTGTTCTAGCAGTTTGAGTTTGCCCTTAGCTGATGTAGCGAAGGCTAGTGTATCTTTAGGTAGACACTTGCCACCAAATCCTAATGTATGATCAGGACCTGGTACCATCATGTGGCTATCACCAATACGTTTATCCATGGCAACCAATTCTGTTAACTCGTCAAAACCTACATCATCATACAAATCGTGGAGCTCATTAAAGAAGACCACCTTCGTTGCAAGGAAACTATTAATAGTATACTTAGCAAATGCTGCGTTCCTCATTGATGTAAATTTAACCTTGTCTATTTTAATACCACATCCAATAAACATCTCATACCAATATCTACAATCCCCACCACCAAATATAGCAAACTTCTGATTTAAGAATTCATCTAGTGAATCAGCCTCAGTCAAAAACTCTGGGTTATATGTTAGGTGTATGTCATTAGACAGAGACTCAATAAGTTCGAGTGATACTGTTGACTTAAGTAGGATAGGTATGCGAGGTGATCTTGCACGAAGCTCGGCATGGTATTGTGCGACCAAAGAATCATCGCATTCACCATTGGGGCCTTGAGGTGTCGGCAGACAGAGTATAATACCATCGTAATCATCACTGTAAGAGTTATCATGCCCCATATCCGGATCATAAATTTCACAATAGTTATTACCTGCACGGTCGGATATTCCAGCGTGGACAGCTTGACCCACCACACCAAATCCGATAATTAAAAAGTTTCTTCTCATGGGTATATTATATCACAGTTTAGTTGATTGTACATAGTATTCTTTAAACCAATTGGCAAATTGTTTAATGCCATCCTCAATATTAGTGGTTGGTTCATAACCTAATGCTTGGATTTTTGATATGTTTGCTTGAGTTGTTTTAGCATCAGCTGGATGCATGGGTAGATAATTCTTTTGTGCAACCGTTCCTAATTCAGTCTCTAAGCAGCCAATGTAGTCCATCAGTTCATTTTTCTTACCAGAACCGATATTATAGAGCTCATGCTGATTATTTTGGCTTAGTAGGTTCTCTAATACAAGCTGTATACCTTGAACGATGTCATCCACGTACGTGAAGTCGCGCTGCATGTCACCATAATTGTATATATCAATAGTTTTACCTTTAATTATTGACTCAGCGAAGGATTGCAGTGCCATATCAGGTCTTCCGTATGGTCCGTAGACTGTAAAGAATCTTAAACCTGCTGATACAATTTTAGAAGATGCGAACTGACATTCATTAATATATTTGGACCACGTATAAGGGTTACTTAACTGACCAAATATAGGAGCTACTTCAGTCCATGGAGTTATCTGCCCTTGCATTACAGAGGATGATGATGCATACACCACCGGCATATTAAGCCTTTCGCATTCAGCAATAAGACTTTGTGTAGCACTAATGTTGTTATCAATATACAATTGAGGATTATCTAATGAATGACGTACACCTGCATAGGCAGCCAAATGAATGACAGCGCAATGGCGATTTAGTATTGGAGATGCTAAATTACCATGTTTAACTTTAATGCCATACTCATCTTCTAAGATCGTGGCTCTATCATGCTTTATACTGGCATGGTAGTAATCATTAAAGTCATCCACACCACTAACTTCATATCCTTCATCAGATAATTTCTTAGCTGTGTGAAACCCTATGAAACCAGCAATGCCGGTAATATAGATTTTATGCATTAGCCATGTGCAACTCTAAGCCTTTCTTAACTCTTGCCTTTTCAATCTTAGTGAACTCTTTAATAGCTGAGTCGTTATCTTTGACCTTTGTGATCTTCTCACGAAGTGAATCAAGGAATGACTGATCAATCGGATTGTTAATATCAATACCAGTCATGAAGTCTTCTATGTTAGCCTGCTCCATAAATCTAAACTTGATATCGGTCTGCTTCTTCTCTTTAACAATCCTTCGGATGAAAGCAAAGTAAGCTATTTGAGTAAAGTATGAGAATGCGTTAGGCTTACCTGTACGTGTGGATGCATCAATACGATAGTTGTAGATTGCTTTTAGACAATTCTCAACACCATCCATTACCATCTCATCTCGGTATGTGTATCGTACAAAGTTAGGCTTATGGGATAGACCCTCACAGATCTTCATAAAGCAGATAGCAATGTAGTCAGGAACGATAGGGTTTGGTACTCCATCTTCCTTAGCTTGATTTGTTTCGGTGACATAATCCACAACTGCATACGAGAAATCTCTGTTGTTCACGTAATGTGGTTTGTCTCTTGGTCTAATTTTCTCAGGCATGATTAATCCTTTTGTTTAAATGTATAACCATTATAACATAGTTAAGCTAATTGTACACACTATTATACATTTAAATTGAGAAAGATGATCCACAGCCACATGTTGTTTTAGCATTAGGGTTACTTATTTGAAATCGTGATCCTTGTAGGTCTGCTATATAGTCTATAGTTATCCCGTCTAAGTATTGATAGCTCATTGGATCAACACGAAGTTGAACACCATTCTTTGTTACAGTGGAATCACCCTCTATTTCATTCTCATCTAACATGAATCCATATGAGAAGCCTGAACAACCACCACCTGAAATATATACACGAAGGTTTTGATCACCCTCTTTCATATCTGCAACACGCAATGATGCCGCATTAGTGAAGTCTATATTTGCTGTATCAATATTATTCATATTTATTTACTTAAAAGTGTGTACATTTGGGAGAAGCATGATATAATAAGAGAGTATCTCTGCGGAGGGACAGTATAGTATTAGTGGGTAGTTGCATTACCTCTAATTTGCATGGAGTCTTCAATATCTCTATTGTCTGAATGTTCTGCTGCATCTAATACCGTCCTCATATAATATGCTTTAATATCTGTCTTAACATCTGAAGATAACAAAATATCATATTCTTTTATGTAGTGTATTCCTTTAGCTGCAAATGGCAGCCAAGGAGTAAAGACATAATGATCATCAATATCAATGATTATGTTCATAGGTTCTTCTATACCAATCAGAAACCCATCAGACTCCTCATCAAACTCATGAGTGTATGCTATGATTGATTCACCTGATACCAATTTGAATAGCCTGACTGGAATGTCCTGTAGTTGTACAGGGAACTCTTGCGAGTCGTTATCTATTGTATCATTCATATACTTATTTATACCAGCCTGATTTCATGCATTTTAAACTTAAATCTTTCTTTGGAGTATATCCTGACGCGTTCCGCGGCATGGTCAAGTGTATAGTTTTTGTTAGCTTTCCAATGTAAATCGTCAGCAATATCATAAACTTTGGTGTCTAGGGTAGATTTTCGTAATCCTCGTCCAATAGACTGTAATACCCTTACCTGACTCTTACTTGGAGATGCGAATATGATATTGTGTAGGTTAACTATATTGATACCTGTGGAGAACGTACCGTACGAACATACTAATATAGCATTAGTCTCAGACTCAGTGATAGCCCTTATCTCTTCACGTGTATCAGCTGGTGTCTTACCAGATACATAGAATACTTTTCTACCATCATCAACCGCTGCGTCAATTGATCTAAACAACGGTTCGCCATGCTTCTCCACGTACTGAAATAATACTAAGGTGTTACCCTTAAGATCTATGGCTAACTTCTTAATGAAACTGTTTCGACGTTCTGATGTAACAATCCAATCTACCTCATCCTGGTACTTCATCTTACTAACTAATTTGCAGTCTTCATCTTTGTGTTTAAGCAATAGAATATCGATTGATACGTTGGCTAGATCACCACGGTCAATCAATTCTTTAGATGTAGTAATATTCTTAACTGGTCCAAACAAACCTTCGAGAACATACCTATGTGTCACCGTACCATCAAGGGTACCAGTCAATCCAAATCTATACTTAGCCTCTACACATTTAGTTAGGATACTTACAAGGGACTTAGCTTTAAAGTTATGGGCCTCATCGCCTATAACCATACCAAATGATTCAAAGTATCCCTTCTGCATTTTATAGATTGATTGCCATGTAGAGATGTATACCCTCTTAGTCTTATGTCCTTTGTCTAATCCTGCCATGATCTCGTGACAATCAACCTCTACATTGAACGATGGATCACCCTCTGAGTACTTGGCAAAGTCACCATACATCTGTTTAACCAGCGAAGTTGTGGGCACGATCAATAACATCTTATTGTCATTTGTTGCTAAGAAGTATCTCATTAACATGTATATAATTAATGACTTGCCAGATGCTGTTGG